GCGTGACCAAAAGATGGCTCAGATTGAGAGTTTACCTCAGACTTTGCCTGGTATGGGTTTTGATTCCGATATGTTTGATGACTTCTCTATATCTCCTGAAGATATGGATATTGAAGTTGTTGAATTAGATAATCACACTTGGGACACCTGTATTAATATGATTTCAAGTCATAGTAATATGGTCAGTATTCCCGGAAAGGCATTGAAACTTGCAGTTAAAGAAAAAAATACTAATAAGTTTTTGGGTTTTATCCGTTTTGGCAGTCCTGTTATTAATTGTAAACCACGAAATGATTTATTGGGAAATGTACCAGAACTTACAACTTTCAACAAGACAGCTATTATGGGTTTTGTTATTGTACCTTGTCAGCCCTTTGGTTATAATTATCTCGGTGGTAAGTTACTTGCTGGTATTTGTTGCTCGCATTATGTTAGAGAGCGATTAAACCAAAAGTATGATATGAACTTAGTGATGTTTGAAACCACAAGTTTGTATGGTAATACAAAAGGTGCCTCAATGTATGATGGTATGAAACCATTTTTAAGATACAAAGGCAATACAATGTCAGATTTTATACCTATGATGCACGGCAAACCATACTTAGATATGGTAGATTATGTTGAAGGTATTATTGGTAAAGGTGCATTAGTAAAAGAAGGTGCATCAAGCAGAAAACTTAAAATGACCACAGGTATTATTGGTTTAGTTAAGAAGGCTTTAGATGGTGATGAACTTAAACAGTTTAGTGAAACAATCACCAATGCAAAGAACTTAACAGAACAAAAAAGATATTATGTTTCAAATTATGGTATCGAAAACTTTGTTGATATAGTAAATGGTAAAACAGATAAGATTGTAAAGGCTGAAAACTTTGACCGTTATACTGTAGATAACATTGTTGAATGGTGGAAAAAGTTAGCATATAAAAGATATAATAAATTAAAAGAAGAAGGCCGTATCAGAAATGATTTAGAGATATGGACTAAAGATGCGGAGATAGATATTATAAGATGAAAACTTATATACATGTAAATCAACACAAAATAAGAGCAAATAAAAAAAATGGAACAAATGATGCAGTTATTACGGTTAAGCAAGGTCGTAAGAATGATTATTGCCATGAAGTGGCTATTCTCGGACCCTCAAAGGTTACTTATGGCGGCAACGATAAGCCTATTCTTTCTTGTGGTGCTAGAGTTGTTATAGAAACTGAAAGTGAAGTGAAGATAATTAAATAAATATGTCTATGGCCATTTCAGAAACCGATTATAACAACCTAAAAGAGTATTGGGACTATCAACGAAAAGTTGAGTACAATAGAGAAAAGGTTTTTTATATGGCAGAAAGAATTGCTGGTAACACTTACACCGAATTTGGTAAATTACCATTAGATGAAGTGCAATCTATATTGTGGTCAAAGATAGACACAAGCGTCTATGATGACCCACCTAAAGGATATATACCAGAGAATCCAGATTTAAGACTATGGAACGAGTCCTGGCCACCAACACTGAATATTAAGAAGTTATTAGATGATGATTACAATTTACAATGGTCCTAGAAAATATATGACACATTGTTTTAAGCCTCAGGAGCTTGACAATATTAAACAAATATGTTATAGTATGGGTATAAAATGGTATACTATAAGTTATACTGAAAAGGAGAATGAAGAATATGAGCGACTTTCTAAAGAGCATAATTAAAGAAACAGGTAATGAATATGCCACACTTGCAAGTGATGGTACAGGCGGTGATGTAGATAATTTTATTGACACAGGTTCATATTCGTTTAACGCCTTGTTATCAGGCAGTATCTATGGTGGTCTACCAGATAGTAGAATTACAGCAATCGCAGGTGAAGCTGCAACAGGTAAAACTTTCTTTGCATTAGGTATAGTAAAGAGTTTCTTGGATATGGATCCAGATGCTGGTGTTATTTACTTTGAAAGTGAAAGTGCAGTATCAAAATCTATGGTTGAAAGTCGTGGTGTAGATAGTACAAGACTTGTTGTAATGCCTGTAGCAACAGTACAAGAATTTAGAACACAATCAATTAAGATTTTAGATAAGTACATTGAACAACCTGAAGACAAACGAAAACCAATGATGTTTGTTTTAGATAGTTTAGGTATGTTATCAACTACGAAAGAGATTGAAGACACAGCTGCTGGTAAAGAAACAAGAGATATGACAAGAAGTCAAATTGTTAAATCAGCATTTAGAGTATTAACATTGAAACTAGGACAAGCAGGTGTTCCTATGATTATGACTAATCACACCTATGATGTTATTGGTTCAATGTTCCCACAAAAAGAAATGGGTGGCGGTTCAGGTTTGAAGTACGCCGCTTCATCAATCATTTATCTAAGTAAGAGAAAAGAAAAAGACGGTACTGAGGTAATTGGTAATATTATTCATTGTAAAAATTATAAGAGTAGATTGACAAAAGAAAATGCTATGATAGATGTTAAGTTAACATACAAACATGGCCTTGACAGATATTATGGTCTATTAGAACTTGGCGAAGAAGCTGGTATCTTTAAGAAAGTATCTACAAGATATGAAATGCCAGATGGTTCTAAAGTATTCGGTAAGACTATTAATGATGAACCTGAAAAATATTTTACAAAGGAAGTATTGGACAAGATTGATGAACACACAAAAAGAAAATTCTCCTACGGAACAGACGACACCGAAGAAGCGTAGATATATGTTCGCTCAGAAAGAGGGCGAAGACCACACTTGCATTAAACTTACCGAAGGTGAGTATGAAGGCATAATCTACAAATACGGTAAAGTCGGTATACCACCACAACAGCCAGATGCTGAGGGTAAACTACCTTTAACATTTGACTATACCGTTGTTAAAAATCCTAAAGACCTGGATATACTTGACAATCAGGCGTTTATAGATTATATTGGTGATATATTAGTAGAATTACTTGATGAACAACTTAATAATGGGCAGGCGATAATTGAATAGACTAGAAAACACAATACTAAGCAACTTATTTTTTAGAGAAGAGTATGCTCGAAAAGCATTACCTTTTCTAAAGGCTGAATATTTTTCAAAAAGAATTGAGCAAGTTTTATTTGGTGAGATTGTACAGTTTGTTGAGAAGTATAATAATCTTCCTACAAAAGAAACAATCTTAATTGAAGTTGAAAAACGAAAAGATATTAATGAAGAAGAACTAACTGAGATTAAAGATTATGTTGCTGGTATTTCAAATGAAAAAAGTGATGAACAATGGTTACTAGATACAACTGAAAAGTTTTGTAAAGACCGTGCTGTTCATAATGCTGTATTATCTGGTATTAAAATCTTAGACGGCAAAGACAAACAACATACACCAGAAGCCATACCACATATCTTATCTGAGGCGTTGGCCGTTTCATTTGATAAGTCTGTAGGGCACGACTATTTGGCAGATGCAGATGACCGATTTGACTGGTATCATACAAAAGAAAAAAGATACCAATTTGACCTTGACTATATGAACAGAATTACAAAAGGTGGTGTTCCAAGTAAAACTTTGAACATTGCTTTAGCCGGCACAGGCGTAGGTAAGTCACTGTTCATGTGTCATTGTGCTAGTGCTTATTTGGCACAAGGTTGTAATGTATTGTATGTAACTTTAGAAATGGCCGAGGAAAGAATTGCAGAAAGAATTGATGCAAACTTACTTGATGTTTCTATGGAAGACCTCCATGTGATGCCAAAAGATTTGTATAGTAATAAGATTAAAAAGATTAATGCAAAGACAAGTGGTAAATTAATTATCAAAGAATATCCAACAGCGTCTGCTCATAGTGGTCACTTCAGGTCTTTGTTAAATGAATTATCATTAAAGAAAAGTTTTAAACCAGATATTATCTTTATTGACTATCTGAACATTTGTGCTTCAAGTAGATTTAAAGGTGGTAATATTTCATCTTACTTCTATATTAAGGCCATTGCTGAAGAACTCCGTGGTCTGGCCGTAGAGTTTGATGTACCTATCTTTAGTGCAACACAAACAACTAGAACAGGTTTTACAAGTACAGATATTGGACTAGAAGATACCTCAGAAAGTTTTGGCCTACCAGCAACTGCTGACTTTATGTTTGCTTTGATTTCAAATGAAGAACTAGAAGCATTAGGTCAAATGAAAGTCAAACAGTTAAAGAATAGATATAATGACCCTAGCGTAAATCGTGCATTTATTATTGGTGTTGATAGGTCTAAGATGAAACTGTATGATGTAAACCAATCAGCACAAAACATTGTTGATGCAAACCAAACTGAAGACCCATTTGTAAAGAAAGAAAGAGCTTACGATAAGTTTTCAGACTTTAAAATATAATGCCTAAAAAACAAAAAGTTAGATTTCATAAAGGTGATAAAAGACCTGGAAAGTTGGAGAAAGAATTGAAATATACTACCGAAATAGAGAAGAATGGCAAGAAGATTATGTGGTGTGTCAAAGAACACCCTACAGATAATATTATTGGTAAGTTTTTCTTTGAAGAAGATGCACAAAGAGTTGCTGACTTGCAAAACAAACATAAAGTTTGGCAAGAAAACGGTGGTATACCTAAATTTCTTTGGAATTACTATT